CGCCAGCTACTTCAAGGCGCTCGAGACCCACCCCCGGCTGCTCGTCGGCCAGCAGGTGCCGGCCATCGGCAAGGAGGGCATGGAGACCCTGCGCGACACCAACGACGCGCGGGAGTGGCAGGACGCGGTGAAGTCGATCCTGGTCGACGAGGTCCGCGACCGGGCCGGGCGGATGTTGGAGGAGAACCGCGACTTCCTCTCCACCGTCCACCAGTCCATCGAGCTGTTCCAGAACAACGCCGACCTGATCCCGGGCACCAAGGACTTCGACGTCGACCTGGCCAACCGCTTCGCCACCTTCGCCAAGCCGTACGAGCTCCGCGTCGACGGCAAGCTCCAGGGCTACTCGGTGCCCGTCCAGCCCCTCATCGACCAGCTGCGCGAGCAGGTGGTTGCTGAGCGGGCCAAGGCCACGCCGGCGGCAGCCTCGACCCCTGCTGCCGGTGGGGCTGCGGCCCCGGCCAAGCCCGCGGAGCCGCCGCAGGCTGGCGTCCAGTCCAAGGCCGGGAGCAGCAGCGAGGTGGAGGACTTCTCCACGCTGTTCGGGACGATTGGTCTGCCTAACCTGCAGATCTGACGGGTACCCTCAAAGCGACCCTGGGCTCCCGCCCGTCGCACTCAGAAAGGCACACCATGTCGAAGACCGACACCCCCATCGGAGACGCAGTCTCCACCCAGTTCCGCCAGGTCGCTGGCCTGCCGGAGCGGAAGAACGACAAGCCGTCCGACCCGCTGAAGCCCTCCGAGCTCCGCCGCCAGGTCGAGCCCGAGGGTGGCTACGACGGCCGCGGCGAGACCGAGGTGGACGAGCGCCACGGCAAGGTCGACGAGGACCTCGTCAAGGAGCTGCAGGACGGCGAGGAGCTCTCGGCCAAGTCCGGCCAGGGCGCCACCGACGGCACCGACGCCTCGACCTCCACCGAGGCCACCGAGGCGCAGGCCGACGCGGCGGGCAAGGGCTCGAAGCCCGCCAAGAAGACGACCACGGCGAAGAAGGCCGCGGCCTCCGGGAAGGGGAAGTGACGTGGAGAGCACGTTGCTGACCGTCCTCATCGTGCTGGCCTGCATCGCCTGCCTCGTCTTCATCCTCCGGCACCGCTGAGAGAGGCCACGTCCTTGCCCACCTTCCCGGTCTACTACCGGCCGCGGCCGTACCAGGAGGAGCTCCACGCGATGTGGCGCTCCAAGAGGTACGGCGTGGCGGTGTACCCGCGGCAGTCGGGCAAGGACGTGGCCGCCTCCATGGAGCAGTGTGACGCGCGGCTCCGCACGCCGAAGACCACCGGGGTGTACATCAGCCTGAACAACCCGATGATCCGCGACATCCTCTACGACAAGACCTACATCGACCCGGTCTCCGGCGACTACATCCAGGGCCTGCAGGACAACGTGCCCTCGGAGCTGGTCGACTGGAAGGACACGGTCATGGAGGGCCGGTTCCACAACAAGAGCCGGCTCAAGCTGCAGGGGTACTTCCAGTCGGGCCAGGACAAGTCCGGCGTCGGCACCTCGTTCCAGGACTACACGATCACCGAGCTCGCGCTGTTCTACCGCGAGGACCCGATCCCGCGGCTCATGCCGATCCTCGAGAACCGCGCGGAGAAGAAGCGGCTGATGGCCGTGAGCACCCCGCGTGGCCGGCGGAAGAACCCGCTGTGGCTGCTGATGGAGTCGCTCAAGCACAACCCCGAGGCCCAGGTCATGGTCCGCACGATCGACGACCTGAACGAGATCATGGTCCGCAACGGGCTGCCTCCGGTGCTGACGCAGGAGGAGCTCGAGCGGATCCGCGAGACCTACCTCAAGCGGTTCGGCAACGACCGCATGTTCAACCAGGAGTACTACTGCTCCTTCGAGGAGATGGACGCGGCCGCCGTGTACGGCGAGGCGTACATGAAGCTGATCTCCGAGGGCCGCGCCCACATCTTCAACCTCAACCGCGCGCACCCGGTGTACGTGGTCTTCGACATCGGCTCCTCGGGCATGCACTCCGACGCCACCGCCTGGATCGCCTTCCAGTGGATCAACGGGCGCATCTTCATCTACGACTGCGGCGAGGGCCACGGCAAGGCGCTGCCCGAGTACATCGACGTGCTGCAGTCGAAGCACTACTTCAACCAGATCGCGCAGATCATCCTGCCCTGGGACGGCGACCACCACGAGAAGGCGGTCAACACCACGCCGGCCGACATGATGCGGCAGCGGTTCCCGAACGTCTCGGTGCTGGCCAAGTCCAACAAGGTCTACAAGATCCCTGGATCTAGGCAGGGCGACTACGACCTGGTCACCGACATCCAGCAGACCCGGATGAGCCTGTACAACACGATCGTCCACGCCAACGTGGCGCACGCCGACGCCGCACTCACCGAGTCGGGGCTCTACGTCCCGCCGTCGGTGCGCGACGAGGGCCACTGCCAGTGGCTGCTGGAGTGCCTGGAGAACTACAAGTACGAGTTCAACACCCGCCTCCAGATGTGGACCGAGAAGCCGCTGCACGACAAGCACTCGCACATGATGGACGCACTGCGCTACCTGGTGCAGGCCACCAAGGAGCTCGACCACTTCGGCGGTCGGTTCTTCGAGCAGGGCGGGGCGCCGGTCAAGGCGATCAGCTACGAAGAGGACTGGAGCGGGGTATGGGCAAGGTAGTCACCGTGCGGCAGGCGTTGCAGGACGTGGCCGACCGGCCGTACCTGGACACCGACGAGATCATCCAGGTGCCCGTGCACGAGCTCGTCTCGCGCGCTCTGTTCGAGATCGCCAACAAGCCGGACGCTACCCAGCGCGGCTCCATGGCCAGGGCCAACAAGGCGCGCAAGCTGATCATGGACCGGCTGGTCGGCAAGCGCCGCGCCGGCAGCCACCCGGCCACGAGGTCCGAGGTGTCGATCGACTTCGTGGACCTGACCGGAAGGGGTGAGCTCGGTGAGCCAGGCGAAGATGTTCAGCATGCTGACGGGTGAGACCGTCGACCTGGGGATCCCCAGCGAGAACCTCGACGAGATCCTCGGCATCGCCGAGACCGTGGCCACCGGGCACGACGACGTGATCGTCTATGTCCAGGGCCCGGTCCTGCAGAAGTGGAGTGACGGATGAACCGCCTCGCAACGATCCTGGCAGGGGCGCTGCTGCTCGCCCTGCTGCTGGCGCCGCAGGTGCTGATCGTGGTCAGCTCCTTCAACACTGGGGGCCTGGAGTGAGCGGCGAGCTGGTGGTGATGCGGAAGTTCCGCCGCGCCATCCCCGACGTCCACCGGGTCAGCCTGGACACCCGGATCCAGTGGCTGTGGCACCAGAGGTTCGGCACGGTGCAGATGATCTGGAAGGAGAGCGAGGACGTCCTGGACCACACGGCCTGCACGCTGATCCTGCAGGCGATCATGGCCAAGGACCTCGACTCCATCACCCAGCTGTTCCAGCGGCTCGAGGGCGGCGCGATCTCCGACGCCGACCTGCTCGAGCGCGAGATCCCCATGCGGCTCTGAAGAAATTTTTTTCTGGAATCAGGTGTGGTCCTTGCGCCACTTCCGGCGCCACCGCTCCGCCTGTGGCCGTGTGCACACTCGGCACCGGCACAGCGCGGTGGTGTGCATGTGGTCGTAGGCTTCGTCGTCGGGCCTGGTCTCCGGCGTCACACGCTGCTCGTCGGGGGCCAGGTCCAGCGGGATGAACCACTGGCCGTGGAACCGCACCGCCCGCGGGTCGTCCGGCCGGCGCACCCGGTTGGTGCGCTGGTCGTCCGGCATCGGGGTGTACCGGCTGTAGTTGGAGTAGACCCGGGTGCCGTCGTCGAGCACCTTGATCTCGTGGTGGGTCACGGGTTCAGCGTTCCCTCGGCGTACTCCGCGTAGAGCGTGAGCGTCATCGGGCGGTGCCTCTTGATGTAGTAGCCGGGCCGGACCCGGTAGGCGTTGGGCACCTTCCGCCCCATGATGTAGGTCATGTACGGCTTGCCGAAGTAGAAGCGCAGCACCTGGTTGATCTTCCGCAGGTCGGCCTGCGCGCTGCCGCCCTCGGCCATCAGGTCGGCCACCCGGATCCCGGTGGCCCACTCGTAGATCATCACCGCGGCCACTCGGTGTCCGTGGATGGGGGTGAGCTGGCGGAGGAACTTGCGGGTCTCGCGCTCCCACTGCACGAGGTGCGGGTTCTCGCGCACCAGGTACTTGTCCTTGGTGAAGGGCATCCTCGCCCTCATCTCATCGGGGAGCACCAGCTGGTCGATGCGTTCGGACGATCGCGGAGCGTGTGCCGTGCTCGGCACACGCTGCTTCTTGTCCGCCTCTTCCTTGGAGAAACGCTTCTTCAGCAGCTCCTCCACTTCGGTCAGGAGTGCGGGCTCGGCAGGCTCGATGCTCATGGCCGAAGCATACCCACAAAAAAAGAGAGAGCCGCGACCATTGGCCACGGCTCTCCCTCCCTTCTCGGCTACGGTCGGTAGCCGATCTCCTTCAGCCTCTTCAGCGTCTTGTGCTGGCCGCCCGTCCTGGGCGAGAACGCCATCACCACGCTGTTCTCCTGGTCCGGGGCACCGATCTTCCAGTGCCCCGATCCCGTCCTCTCCACGGTGAAACCCTGCTTCCGCAGGTCCTTCACCAGTTTCATGGACTCGGCCCTGCTCATGCCTTCACCTCGACGGTGACCGGCACCTCCACGCTGCGGACCTGGCGCCCGGGGCAGCGCATCTTCTTCTTCGCCCGGAACCGCGGGATCACCTCGGGCGGGCACACGCAGAACTGCGCCTCGCACTTGCAGACCTCGACGACGATCGCCTGACGGGCGACGTAGTCGTGCTCGATGTGGTCGTGGAGCCGACCGCAGTGCTGCCAGATCACGGCGTGGAGCCGGCGTACCGGCCGACGTTGGCGACGATCTTCTGCGCCTCCTCGTTGGAGAGCCCGACCGCGATGGCGCGCGCCTCGAGCTTCTCCTCCCACTCGGGGATCTGTGCCGTCTGCATCTGCGAGCCGATGGCGAACAGCGTCACGTTCCGCTTGCCCGCGGGGATCGGCTTGGCCAGGTCGCTCAGGATCTCGTCCTGCATCATCAGTACCTCCATGCTGTCGTTGCTGTCGAGGACCTTGGTGATCCTCTCGGACTGCGCCGCGATCTTCTGGTCGCGGTGCGTGAGTGCGTCGTACAGGTGCTTCGGCAGGGGCGCCGGCGCACGGTTGTTCCACCGCTGCTGCGGGTGGTGGTAGACACAGCCGGTCGCCCGGATGTCCACCCCCTGCTCGAGGCCGATGCGGTCGGACAGGTGGCCGAAGCCGGTCACGTCGTTCCACTCCTCGTCGACGGTGTAGAACAGGTGGTACCCGTCTCCCGACTTCGAGGTCTCGGCCATCGTGGCGGGCAGACGACCGAGCCGGCGTGCGTGCTCGAGTCCACCGTTCTTCCCGTCGATGTCGATGCACACCAGGCGCACCGAGCGCATGATGAACGCGAACGCCCACAGTCCTCGCTCATAGCCGTGCACCACGCGGCGCGCGTTGAACTCGCCACGCATGTAGCGGGGCATGAAGCCGTCGGCGCCGTCGGCACCCTGCAGGCCCCAGCCCGGGTCGGTGACACCGGAGGGCCACGCCTTCACCAGCGCGTAGCCCTTGGGCCCAGCCAGCTCCCCGAACCAGGCAGGCATCGCCTGCCCGTCGTACTCATCAGTCTGCCACCAGGGCTTCGATGTCATCTTCTGCTTCTCCCTTCAGGGACTCGATGAACGCCAGGGACTCGGGCTTCAGCGAGGAGACGACGCGCACCTTGCGCGGCTTCCCCTCCACCCTGATCCCCTTGCGCTCGGTGTTGATGATGGGCTGGAACAGCGCCACCACGTCAGGCTCGGGCCAGTTGCCCAGGTCGTTCTCCTTGAGCCGCCAGGACTGGAAGCCCTGCGTGAGCTCGGTCATCGTCAGCCCGATCAGGGAGTCGACACCGATGGGGTCCATCACCTCGACGTGCTTGAGGTACTGGAGCCCGATGGAGTTCACGAACATGTGCTCCAGCTGCAGCTCCATGGACCGCTGGGTCGGTGCCAGCTCCTTGGCCACTGAGTCCTCGAGGACGTAGTGGTCGATGAGCAAGGACATGAATGCACCCAGCGACTTCTCGCTCAACGCCTGCCGCTCGAACTTGTGGTCCAGCGCGTAGACGTTCGGGAAGTGGAATCGCATCAGCCGCTTCTGCAGCGCCAGCGACTTGTCCTTCGACTTCGGCTCGTGGTTCAGCGCCTCGATGAAGAGGGCGTTGGTCTGCACCACGGTCGGCGTCGATTCGTACAGCCGCCGGATGGCGGCCGGCTCTCCGGCCACGAGGGTCTTCTCGGTGCCGGAGTCCTTCACGTACTCGGCCATGCCGTCGAACACGATGTTCAGCAGCTTGCCGTTGAGCTCGCACACGACCGGGCTCTGCTCGGCCATGTGCTGACGCGACACGCTGCTCACGTTGTCCCGGCCGAAGACGGCCTGGATCATCTTGAGCAGCAGGCCCTTGCCGTTGCGGCCTTCACCCAGCAGCAGCACGTACTTCACTGCCGACCAGCCCGGCGCCAGCGCCGTGGCCAGGTGCTTGAGCAGGGAGTGCGCCTCCTCCTCGGAGTCGACCCACTCGCTCAGCATGTTGAAGACCTCCTTCTTGTCACTCTCGTCCTCGTTGAGCATGGGCGCCAGCGTGTTCGGGATGAACCTGCCGGTCGGCTCGTGCAGCTGGCCGTCGTTCTTCAGCTCGCGCAGCCCTGCCGGCGTACGCACGAGCAGCGAGTGAACGCTGTCGCGCGACTGCTCGGAGTTCTGCGCGACCATGAAGTCGAACGAGCTGAGCTCCCCGTCCGACTGGAACAGGTCC